TTAACGATGTTGAATAATCATTGAGCATCGTATTCTGCCTTTGCTATTTCCATCTGTGTTTCATGGTCAAAGTCTTTCAATGGTATGAAATGATTTTCTTGACAACAAGATATTTTCTCGTCCTTTGGTTCATAGCAATAGCAACAGTAATCCACATGGGAATACTGATTTAATATTTGTTCAAATGTTTGTTTCATGTTCATAGTGTCCCCAATGCTTTGTGGATTTCAGCAATCATTTCATTCTTAATTCTCAACTGCAACTCATGCTCTGCAAGTATGCGGTGCAACTCTGCTATCTCTGATTTGAGATGTTCTGCCTCAGTCTGATACATGATGACGTTTACCGCCATATCATCTTCAAAATCTAAGTCATGGAAAGCGGCATTTAACTTTTCTTGATCGGTCATATTCACTCCCTTATTCGGATGGTATCTACAATGGTTTGGGCTTTAGCATGGTCTTCAATCATGCCAAAAAGGATACTACAAACGATATCTCTTTCGTTCTCCACTCCCATATCGAAACTGTTTGACATAGCGGTAATCGTGTTCTCATCAACTGCCGCCATGCGTAAGAAACTAATCATTTCATGTTTAGTCATTTGAATTTGCTTTCTTGTCATCTTGTCTCAGTTCGGTTTGTTTTGCTAAATCTTCTACTCGTTGCTTTAATACGCCTACTTGGAAACGTAAGTCATTGACTAAATCCATGAGTTCCTGTTCCGTCATACAGAACACTCCCAATCTTTACGCCAAGCAGTTGTGATGTCGAGCATCTCATCTGTTGCTTTGTTTTCACAGTGGTTGTATTGTTTTTTAGTGAGATCGTAAGTAATATGGGAATTGTCTTCACCGAATACACTAAAGTCGATCTCATAATCATCGCTGTGGTCAGGGTCTAACTCATCGCCTGGTGTCAGTATGTCAAAGCACACTAAGCACTCGCCAATGCCTTCTAGGTAGACACATATCTGATGTTTGAAATCACTTATTTTTACTGTCATCATTAACTCCTGTTTAGTAACCCACTTGTTGTGGTGCATGAATTGTCAATGAAAATAAATGTTTGAATACTAGGACAAACCCTAGGTTGACAAAATAAATTATTGGGTAGGATGGTCTGACAAAACAAGGAGATTTTATGTATTTAAAGACTTATCACAAGCAAATGCTCAGAAGGCTAGAACACAAGCCTAGTGCCTTAAAAGGGTTTACTCACGGGGACAACAATGCTGGCAATGTGAGCGTTCATTTTGAGAACTACCTCAATGACTTGCAGAACTTTGGTTATGTTGTCTGTATCGAGGATGTATGGCACATCACGGGCTTTGGATTGGCGGCTTTACATGAGAAAAAGAACGTAGCAACCCCTACCAAAATGTCTAACGGCACTACGATCGAATTCTATGATGGAAAGGAGTTAAAGCAGACTTGTGCAAGGCTAGGTGCGTATGATTTTCTTAAATACCCAAGTAAATTTGGTGAGAATTTGCGCTATCCACGAATTTATCTATAATGGTTTGAAACGAGGCTAGGTTGGGAGTTGCTCCCCAACTGAAAAGGGTTACACCTTCCCCTGCCTATGTTTCTTTCAAAGGTGCTTTAAAAAGTGAAAACCCAATGTATTACTACCAGTTCAATATTGGTGACTATCAAAGTCATACCGCACACCTGTCTGAGACTGAAGACCTGATTTACAGGCGTCTTTTAGACTGGTATTACCTACACGAAATACCAATCCCCTTAGATGTTGATCAAACTGCTAGACAGATTCGTATGCGTTCGCATAGCGATAGCATTGCGGATGTATTGCAAGAGTATTTTGTATGCACAGAAAATGGTTGGATACACCATAGGGCTGACAAGGAGATAGCCAAGACTGGAGACAAGTCTGAGAAGGCATCTGCTAGTGCCAAAGCCCGATGGAATAAGGCTAAAGATGCGAACGCATTGCCAACGCAATCCGAACGCAATGCTACACATAACACATTACATATAACACAAGACATAGTTAAGAAGAGCACAAGAGGCTCACGCCTCTCACCTGATTTTTGTTTAACAGAAGAATGGAAAGACTTTTGCCAACAAGATAGACCTGACCTTAACCCGTCTAAAGTGTTTGAGACATTCAAAGACTATTGGGTAGCCAAGGCAGGTCAACAAGGGGTAAAGTTGGATTGGTTTGCCACATGGCGTAATTGGGTTAGAAGTCAGAATCAAGCCCCTGTAAACAAAGCAGACCAAGTGTTTACGACTGTGCCAAGCAGATTCGAGCGTGATCCAGCACTTGTCGCTGTTGAACAAAAACTAAAAGAGGGTATTCCGATGCCTCCTGAGATTAAATTGGCCTTGGAAAGGTTACGCAAATGATTAAGCAACATTACCTTTTTGCAGAACTAAAGCCCAAAAAACTATTTAACAAAAAGATTTTGGTTATTGATAGCCATAAGTCTTCAAACGATAAACCTGCTGAAAATCTGCACTGGCAAAACGCCAGAATGATTGCCGATGCCTTGGATGCAGACTTTATTTGGTCTTATCCTGACGTAAATGACCATGTTCGTGGAGACTACGAGGCCATTGTGTTTGTCCATGCAAGCCATTACGCCTACACAGATTACTCATGGATTGAAAAGTCTCCTAATGCCAAACTTTACTATGTGACCAACGAATACAACCTTGGAGAGCCTAGAACGCTGTGGATGGCGGCAAAGGCTGGTAGGAAATACACAGTCCTAGCCAACCATCCGCATGAGGTTAGCAAAGTGGTTATGAAGTATGTAGACGAATGGCTAACCATGAATATTAATTCTTTAGTATTTGGTAATTACTCATTTGATAACAATAAGAACAAAGAATGTATTTATTACGGCTCATATCGTGATGACCGAAAAAAGTATTTTAAAAAGTATTTTGATGGCATGACTGTCTCCACCCACCTGAAAAACAGGCCAAAGATAGATGCTCTTGAGGTGTCACCAATTTACATAAACAGGCTTGACATTCAAAAGGGAGACTTGGCTAAATATGGGTTTTCGCTCTACATAGAGGATGAAAAAACTCATAAGGCTTACAACTATTTGGCAAACAGGTTTTATGAATCATTGAATAGTGGGACTATTTGCCTGTTTGATGAATCATGTGAAAACACTTTGGGATTGTGTGGTTACAACATTGATACAAGCCAAATAATAAGAAGCAATACTGAAATGATAGAGGCCACCCAAAGCGAAAAGAATTGGTCAAATGAAATTTATACAAAAGCCGCCAGTGACAAAAAAACAACTATTGAGACAATCAAAGGAATCATTTTATGAACAAGATAGAAGCCCATGAACTACTTACGAGAAGAAGGCGAGGAGAGCCATGCTTACCTTCAGAGATTGATAAAGCACTATTCCTCACAGGAGATTTACGAGGAACGCTTGAATTTGTTGGCGAAAGAGTGGAAAACCCGTTACATGAAACAAATCAACCTCATTGGGAAGCACAAAGCATCGACTTGGTGGCGAGATATAGTCGAATCAATGGAGAAGAAGCGTGGGAAAGTCTTTGTGGCTGATTTGCGATTAAGAATGAATAAGTTGAAAGAGACAAAATGAAATGCCCGTTATGCAATGCCCACACAGATGTAAAGCATACAAAAGACGGGCTTAGGACTAGGGAATGTTTTAATCTGCATAGGTTCAGAACTCAGGAAATACTGGTTTCAGAGCCAAAGCCTAAGCGAAAATGGAAAATAAGGGATAAATAATATGTGTATATGGATTGGAATTGACCCTGGCAGTGTCTCAGGCGCAGTAGGTGCTTTAGACCCAAATGGGGATTATTTAGACAGTTTTATGATTGAACACCAAGACAAACATATTTTGCCTATGGTGTTTAAAAACATGATTCTCCGCTTGGTAGACCCAAAGGAAGGGGCAGAGATTTGTTGCGAATTAGTCCATTCAATGCCAAATCAGGGTGTGGCGAGCACTTTCCAATTTGGTAGGGCAGTTGGGGTTATAACGGCTGTATGCACCCTCACCAATTACCCTTTGCACATGGTTAGCCCACAAAAGTGGAAAAAGCACTTCCACCTCTCAAGCGACAAAAACGAAGCCCTAGATGTGGCAAGAATGTTATGGCCTAGCGCACCATTAAAGCGAAAGAAGGACATAAACATCGCAGAATCTCTACTCATAGCCGAATACTGGCGGGACTGTATCAATGGAAAAACTAGAGACAAAACATAACCTAATCAGATTCTCTGAGAAAGAACGGCAGATTATGCGAACCATTGGAGGCGGTAATATTTCCGAAGGCGCAAGAATTTGCGTTATGTGGGGCGCACATTTCTACAATCTTGGGTTGAATACTGAGATGGATTTAAACATTGTGGGCTTGGTTACAGTTTCCAGCACTAACCAACACCCAAATGAATAGCCCTAGAAAACGATTAAAAGTGCCTAGAAGCGATTATTTTGTTGTCGGCATACATGGATAGACACCCAAGGGCTTGCAAGGGCTTAAAAATAGGCAAAGAAAAACCGCCCGAAGGCGGCTTAAATTGTGGGTTAGAGATTATTTTCTTTTTAAGATAATTTGAAGGATTAAGGCAACGGCGGCATAAATCATGTTGTCTCATCTTCATAAATGCCGCAGGTCAATTCTTGAGCCACCATCTCAGCACAAAGCCAGACTACCGCATTGGCAAAACTAGGAAAATGGCCTAGTTCGTCCGTCACATAATCGGGATAGTTTCCAACATTGTCCTTATATTCTGCCAATATATCGTGCAGTTCATGGGCATATTTTTTATAAATGGCCTCAGTTTCATTGTAATAAATCATGCCGCCTACGCCACCAGAACACCCATGATTAGCAATATCTGCTAACTCATTTTGTGAGTAATTGTCTCTGAGCCATGCTTTAAATTGATTTTCCATATTGACACCTTTTAAAAAACCCTAGTCAATCACTAGGCCATAAACCCCTATTTCTAAGGGTTTACAGTCTCAGAGATTAAGCCTCTACTGGTTGATTTTCTACGGCCTTAACTGCGGGCGCATAGCACCATTCAGGAACTACCGCAGAACCCTCTACCCGAATGGGCATTATCACGCCGACAAAATGGTCATCCATGTGAGAAAAACTAATCACGCCCGAAAGTATGCCCCGATGGGTGACTTGTGGAACTTGTCGTTTTCCCCATAATTCCTCTGAGACATCCACAAAGCGAACCAGTAGGTCAGGGTTGAAGTTGCTAGGTGCAATTTCCTCTGGCTTGATAATCAATGGCAACACTCGATCACAATCGGGAAAACGGGCATCATGCGCTTGGAAGCGTAAGACCTGATTACCATCAATACACTCTACCGCCTGACCCGTGACTGTGAAATGCAACCAGTCATCACTTGTCTTTTTTGTGCCTTTGAGTTTAATCAGTTGCTCAGAGGGTAAAACAACACTTTGTTGCTCAGGGTGTGATTCTTGGTTGATTAGTAACCGCCCCATGATGTGCCCATCGGTAGCCTCTAGATAAGTGCCCCGATTATTCTGCACTACATGGATGCCTTGGAGATAATATCGAATGTCCTTTTTTGCGGACAAGTGGAGCATGGCACGAATATCTTTGCGCTTTAAATTGAATTTCATTATTGACACCTTTGAAGTTGAAATGATGCACTATTGCACCCAGTAACCCACCCGTAAGGATGGGCTACAAGTTGCATTGTCAGTAGGTCAGACAATCAAAATAAGCAAGCAAGCAAAGCACCCATGCGCTACAAAAGGCAAAGGCACAAAGGGCGTTGTAAATATGGGTTTTAATCATGCCGTCACCTTTGCTAAACGTTCGGACATTTGTGCAAGGCCAAAGGCAAACACTTGATCGTTATAGTTATCCCGATTATGGGCAAACCATGAACCAAAGCTACTATTAGTTTTTGAGATATGGTAAACCTTACCCTCCGAATAACCTACATATTCGCCTTTACGAAAGGCTGATTTTTCAATGTTTGGATATGATTTCATTTTGTATTTACACCTATTTGATTGAATGAAAAGCCCCGTAGGGCTTGGTTTAGATTAAAGCACAAAAGAATGTAGGCCATTGGCATAGCACACGTCACCAGTGCTCAAAGCATACAAAGGTTCAGTGCGGCGATACAAAGGGTTAAAACGCTCACCAAGGTGCTTTAAACCCACAATCGTGCCCTTTGGCACGCTACCCTCTTGGCTAACTATTAAATTGCTTACAGTGGCCGTTTTAAACAACTGATATTTTTTAGGGTTGCTTAGATAGTCAGAATAGTCAAATTTCATGTAACACCTCTTAATTGATTGATTGAAAAGTAAGAGCAATTTTTCTATGCTCTCACTATATAAGCATAATAGAATCGTGCCAGATTTTTAAATAGTCTTATATATCAATGACTTACAGCACCGACTTTAAACCCTATAAAGGGTTAACCCTTACCTATAATATCACTATATGAAATATCTACTATCTTAGTTCTCACTATGTGAAATAATCGATATAACTAGAGGTTGTTTAGAGTAGTAGGTTTATGGTGCTGACGGCATATAGACGCTTACTGACCAACCAGTCATTAACTAACTAGGTGTTAACCCTATGCTGTATGTGCTTACATACTGTGCTTCTCTACAGTAGTAGTAACCCTATGCTGTATGCCTATACAGTTGTATGGGGGGGAGGGGGTAGTCGTGCTGTGTAATATTTGTGGGAGCCTCTCCCCCACAAGAAAAGGTAAATTAGCCTTTTAGGGCTGACAGGTGGTGGTAGGTAAGAAGTAAGGGTGGGACTTAAGTTTCATTTGGGCGCAAGACGGCTACCCGATGCTTGGATGGGTTTTTTTAGAGATTAACAAAAGGCTGATTAGAGTGTCTGCCACTTAGAGAGCCTACTTCTAGGCTATGTCTGGGTTTCAAGCCAGCGTTCCAAGCGGTCATCACAGGGGTTTACAGGATTGCCCTCTGTGGAGTCGGGTAGCAGAACCGACACTCATTCTGGTTAACACCTATTGACGAACACATCATATTAGAAAATGAATCCAGTATCAAGGGCTTTCATCATCTTGTTTGTCTTTTTCTTTTGTTTACGCTTTTCCCGTCTGATAGACAAGGGATTTGAGAGATTCTTTTTCTCTATTGCTAAACCTAGTGCTTGGTCAGAGACTGAGCCTTTCCAATGGTGGATGGCTATGGCTAGGCGTTCTCGTCTACGGATAGTTGCCTGTTCTTCTGGAGACAATTCTATGGACATGAAAAAGCCCTTTAGGTGTGGCATAGTCGCACCCCCGAATGAACGAGGCTATACCACTTCTAAAAGGCTTTACTTGGTGCGATCAAGTGGTTCTAGTATATCAGGGATTACCCTATTGTTCAACAAATAAATCTAGTTCATAATCAGGGGAAGCAACTTCCACGTTTGTGGACAAAAGTAATGACTGAAACAAAAACTCGTGGTAGGCCAAAGGGGGCTACCAACAAACAGTTCTCCCTTACCAGTTATGCTGATAAGCCTGAACTCATCACCCTTCCCAAGACTGAGACTGCCCAACTTAAAGAACTAAAGAACCTCCTGATAAACAGTGCAGGTTCTAGAGTAGTCCACAAAGCAGTAGAGATTGCCCTTAATGATGAACACCCCGCCCAACTAGCCGCCATCAAACTATGTATGGACAGAATGTTGCCAGTCAGTATGTTTGAGAAAGAAGGTAAATCCCGTAGTGCTGTAACCATCAACATTACTGGAATAGGTGAGATTTCGCATACCCCTGAAACCATAGATGCTGAAGATATAGAGGCTAAGAATGAGTGATCTAAACTTTAGCCTACTGCCTTGGCAAGAAGAAGTCTTCAAGGATAAGACTAGGTTTAAGGTTATTGCGGCTGGTCGTAGGTGCGGTAAGTCTAGGCTTTGTGCAATTACATTGTTAATTGAGGCGTTAAGATGCCCCCAAGGTTCGGCAGTTTTGTATGTAGCCCCGACAAACGGACAGGCAAGACAGATTATTTGGCAAGTACTGATGGAACTTGGCAAAGAGGTAATTCAGTCAGCACATATAAATAATCAGGACATCACTACCATCAATGGAGCAACAATATACGTTAGAGGCGCAGACAGACCAGATACTTTACGAGGGGTTTCGCTTACCTACGCAGTACTAGATGAGGTTGCGGATATTAAACCAGAGGCGTGGGAGCAAGTCATAAGAGCCTCACTTTCGGACAAAAAGGGGAAAGCACTCTTTTTGGGAACTCCCAAGGGCAGAAACTGGTTCTATGACCTCTACAAGTTAGGGCAGTCTGAAGATGATCCTGATTGGAAGTCTTGGCACTTCACCACCAAAGACAACCCTTTGATTGACCCAACTGAAATTGAGTCTGCCAAGAAAACCTTGTCTACCTTTGCTTTTAAGCAAGAATACATGGCATCCTTTACCAATGCTGGTAGTAACGTATTCAAGGAAGAATGGATTAAGTATGGGGAAGAACCTCAGTACGGCAGTTACTACTTAGCAATTGACTTGGCAGGATTTGAGGAAGTTGCCAAACAAGCGGCTAATTCTAAGAAAAGGCTAGACCAGACGGCTATTGCTGTTGTAAAGGTAACTGAAGATGGCAAATGGTTTGTCAAAGAGATTGTCTTTGGGCGTTGGGACATTCGTGAGACTGCGGCAACCATCCTGATGAAGATGAGGGATTACAGACCTTTGGCTGTTGGAATTGAGCGAGGTGCGTTAAAAAATGCAGTTTTGCCATATTTATCTGACCTAATGCGTAAAAATAATGTATATTCGCATATAGTTGACTTAACGCATGGCAACAGGAAAAAGGCTGACAGAATTATCTGGAGCCTCCAAGGTCGATTTGAGCATGGGCGTATTGTGCTGAACTCTGAGGAGGATTGGGATGAATTTAAAGATCAACTTCTTTTATTTCCCGCCATTGGAGTGCATGATGACTTGCCAGATGCTTTGTCATATATTGACCAGTTAGCCGTGACTTCTTACTTTGAAGATGTTGAAGAAGATGAGTGGGAGCCAGTTGACATAATTAGTGGGGTTTAAATGGCAACAGACAAAGAAGTGAAGATCGAAAACGAAGGTGGTTACGATGAGCCTACACAGGCTGACAAAGACTTAACTGCCTTTGTTGTTGACCATTGTGATCGTTGGCGTGATTACAGAAATACCAACTTCCTTCCCGATTGGCTAGAGTACGAGCGCATCTTCCGTGGTGAATGGGCAGTAGAAGACAAAACCCGTGAATCTGAGCGTAGCCGTATTGTTACCCCTGCCACCCAACAAGCAGTAGAGACTCGCCATGCTGAGATCATGGAAGCAATCTTTGGTCAAGGCGACTTCTTTGACATTGAAGACAACATCCAAGATGTCAATGGCAACCCAATAGATGTGGAGATGATTAAGCGTCAACTCACAGAAGACTTCAAGAAAGACAAAATCCGCAAAGCAATCGATCAGATTGAACTGATGGCTGAAATCTATGGCACAGGCATAGGTGAAGTTGTGGTGATGACTGAGAAAGAGTATGTCCCTTCAACTCAGCCAATCCCTAACCAAATGGGGCAAGCGGCTATTGGAGTGTTAGAGAGAGAACGCATTGCGGTCAAGATTTCTCCTGTAAATCCAAAGAACTTCTTGTTCGACCCCAACGGAACTAGCGTAAATGACTGTATGGGTGTGGCAATTGAGAAGTATGTCTCTATCCACAAGATTGTTCAAGGCATTGAGGCTGGTATCTATCGTAAAGTAAACATTACCACTTCTGGTGACGATTCTGACCTTGAGCCTACCCAAGAGGTAAGCCAATACCAAGATGAGAAGGTTCTTCTCCTGACCTACTAT